ATGATTACTCACGAACGTCTTCTGCAGCTGCTCAAGTACAACAAGTTGACTGGTCTATTCACATGGCGCGAGCAGCGGCAGCACATCAAGGCCGGCGCGGTAGCTGGAACTCATAAAAATTCAGGCTATATCGAAATCCGGATTGATGGCGTCAGCTATCAGGCTCATCGGCTGGCCTGGCTGTATGTCAACGGAGAAATGCCGGCAGCATGCATAGACCACAGGAACATGGTGAAGACCGACAACCGCTGGCGCAACCTGCGCGAAGCCACTTATGCCGAGAACTTGCGCAATCGCGTGACGCGGCGCGACTCGGGCACCGGTCGCAAAGGGGTATACCATGCGGGAGGTCGGTTCAAGGCGCAGATCACCGTCGATGGCAGGCGACTCAACCTGGGCAGCTTTGCAACTGAAGAAGAGGCGGCTTCGGCTTATGCAAAGGCCGCCGCGCTCCACCATGGAGAGTTTGCGCGCTCCGCATAATGGAATGTTGCTGAGGGTTGTTGTGGATTGATGTCGATTCGCGCCACCTTCAGCAGCTTTTCAGCAACATCCCTCTCCGGCGTTCTGCCTACTGCACATCTCCCTTCGAAATTCCGTCATACGCCTGCGTACACGTCACTCCTCGGGCATGGCTGTCCTGAGCATATCCTGCCAGGTCGCCCGCTCTTTCATCAGCGCGCTTGAACAGGTCGGCAAGCACCATGACGGCACGGGTAGCTGCCGCGCTTGTGGCGGCAGTGCAGGAATTGCCGCCGGCCTGACTGGCTGCGAGTCGAGCGGCAAGCTTGTCTGCTTCGAGCTGCACCCCGTTACGAGAAGCGCGCTCAGCAGCAGCGTCAGCAGTGAGTTGATCGATCGTGCGCTGGCCATCTTGCACCGCCTTGTTGATTGCCTGTTGGTAGGACTGCTCGCGTGCTCGGGCGGCTGACTCGTTTTCGGCCCTGGCAGTCGCGTCCCGCGTGTCGCGTGCGGCCCATTGAGACTGCCATGTTGCGTCTGTGACACTCACGCCGTGATGATAGGCACCGAACAGTGCGCCGAGCACCAGAAGCACCGCAGCTATATAAGGAAGGATTCGCAGCCAGATGGTCATGCCAGCACCTTCAGCGCGCGCTCGTAGAACTCCATCCGCTCCTCCAGCCCGTTGAAGCCGCCATTGATGCGCCGGGTGATTTCTTTCATGTCCCCGGCATCTGCCAGTGCATTCAGGTTGCGCGAGTTCCAGAACCACGCCGCCGACTTGCACGCCCACTCGGCTTGCTCGAGCAGTTCAGGCGTGCGCAGCAGGCGGTCGTCGCCGAACAGAGCCTTGCTGCACGCGAGGTAGTTGGTGTGCCCGGTTATCATGATCAAGCCGCGCCCACGGTACTTTTTCCCGTCACCATCAGCCTCTGGCGTGTTGCCAAGCCGCTTGGCCGGCGTGCCGGTATCGTACTTGCTCAGGTACTGATCGCCGCCCAGCTCCCGGACATATCGGAACTGACCACTCTCATGGCCGACCTGCGCAATGAACGCCGCCATGCGCAGCGGCGTGTTGATCTGGTAGCGTTCCATGGCCAGGCTCAGTGCAGACGCAAAAACGCCGGCTTGCTTCCCGGCGCCGGGGAGGATCTGCAGCAGTTGCTGCGCGGTGATTGGCATGGCCGACTCCGTGTATACTTCATCGCTGTCAATGGAAATTAAGGGGAGCTTAAATGTTTGGTAGATTGTTCTGCGCAATAAAGCGCTTTCTTATCGAAAGCTCCAACGATGTCGATTACCGCGCCGACTTCGAAAACAGCGTAACGAATAAGTCATTTTTAACCAGAGCGTCAACCGGTGAATATATACACCAGAAAACCGAAAGCGAATGGCAGAACTTCAGGCGTCATGCCAAAATAATGGATGAATCAATTTAATTGCCATCCACACTGGCAGGCCACTCAACGGAATCACCTGTAACATCTACCGACTTAACGGCCATGAAGTAATCTCTCCATTTTTTAGCCATGGCGATGTCGCTATCTGATGCATCGCCAATCTGGATTGCCAGTATGTATGGATTCATGGATATAGAAGCGCTGTTGAGCAGGTCAACCTTTACGGCTTCACGCGATGCGATGCTGTCAGCGTTTGATGGTGACTTTCTTAGAAATTCAACAAGCCTTTGATCGTCATCATCTACAATCCCTTGATTTTCAATCTGCTCTATCCATTCGTCAGGGTCTTGGGCGCGACCAAACCAAGACACAACAACTTCCTGTAAGGCATCGGCAAACTGCACATATTGTTTAGGCATATTCACTCCATTAAAATTTATATGAAGTAAGATAGGCAAGCATTGTCATAATTCCAGACGATACAGTGCCAGTGTAATGTGATGACTGAGAAACCGTGATTGGAAGGTCCGTGACAGGCAAGTTGATGCCGCCACCACTGATCGTGTTTGATGTATTAACCCTTGAACTTCCGAGAGATGTCGATGACCCATAAATGGCGCCGATAACAAGAACGCCAGCGGTGTTTGACGTAACTTGCAGTTGCCCGCGCCAAGATTTTGCATTTTTCGGAGCTGCGCCGGCAATGGAGAACAAAATAGGAGATCCGGTCTGCGTCGTAGTGTTCAGCACAAGAGTTTCGATGATATATACACGCCGCCCCTGAACGGTCACAGGCAAAAACTGACCGCTTCCATTTGTGGCTACCACTGCAACCAAGGCCGATGCCGTATACCCGGCCGGCATGTTGCCGCCTGCGTAAATCTCAGCCGCTGCCGTCGCGGTGGCATTAACTGCCAACAGAGCCGAGACTTGGGTCGTGGGGTTGTAAATCGCATAGACGGCCACGAATCCATTGTTTGGTGCCGCCCCAGTGTCCATTCCACCTGCACCAGTCGTGGAAAGGTTAATAACCTTGCTGAAGCTCGTCAGCAGATAGCGTGAACCACTGAGTGCCGTACCAACGATCACTTGATCTGCGGTGAAAGTCGCGGATACCGATGCCGCGCTGACGAGCATAGAAGCGTTACTGGAACTACCCACAATGCTGGCTGCTTGATCGCGCAGGAGCGCGATGTATGATGCATATGTGCGCAGGTAATCGTCGATAAGCGATGGCGATTCCGAGCCGGCCGGACTGTTGCTGCCGGCGGTGGTGGAAAGGTCATTGATCGAAGCAGGGATCGGCATTTTTGGTCATCCCAATAAAAAGCCCGCACATGGCGGGCTTGGAGGTGTTGGTGGAGTTCGCGTTTACTGACTTTATGATCTGGAAAGGCTTGGCCCTGATGGGCGGCGCGCTGATCTATGGCCTTTACATCGGGTTCACTGCGCCATAAGAGCGGGGAGCGCTTTGGATGTTGAGAGTAGGCCCTGCTCTGCCGCCTTCATCAGCAACGGGTGCTGAGGCTTCTTGGCAAGCATAATCTTTGCTGCCTCTTTTGGATCTAGCATGACACGCGCTAGTCGTTCAGCAATTTCCTTATTCGCCTTCCCATATACCAAGTCGCCCGCCTTCCCAAGCAATCCACCGGCAACTTGCCCAAGCGGACTGTTGCGGAGCATGTTGGGCACGCCAAACTGGTTCATCATGTTCCCATAGGCTAGGTTTTGAACTGTGTTCGTGCCTACCGGGCGACCAGCATTTGCGCCAAATTCGGCGCGGGCAAGATCATCTCTGATGTTCGTGAGTAGCCCGAGCTGTGCCGGAGTCAAGGTGTTTTCCAGCGTGGAGCCATTAAAGCCAGTGGCCTGCTGCGCAGTTTTATCTGTCAGTTTACTGGCGTACTGATTGGCCCGGATTTTCCCAGTCAATGGGCTTACGGACTTCATCAGCTCATCAGCGATAGACATTTGATTTAGCGGTTTCGATGCTTCCTGATAGGCAGTCCGCGCCATCCCATACACTGGTGATATCTTGTCCATTTCCTGGGTCAAGATGTCTTTCATCCCCGCCACTGCGCTTTTAGCGTTTCTGCCTAGCGATGTAGTTGGAGTGCCCTTTAGAGCGTCATCCATTGCCAGCTTCAGATAATGCAGGCCATCAATGGAAGTTAATGGGTTGTCAACTACAAAGCCATGATTCGCAGCAAGATTTTTGGCTTCCTTTATATACCCTTGCATTGCCGGTCGCTTAGCCAGATCCATGAGCGTCTGCGACGGCCTTATTGCAAGCGCCTCCGATTGAGCTACGGTTCTCTTCGGAACGTTCCCCAAAAACTCAAAACCAACATTTTTTGCGTCTTTGGCGACCTGTTCCTGAGTAGCAATCTCTCGCTTCATGAGGTCACTTTGACGAGCTGTCTTGTAAGCCACAGATGCGGCATCGTCCCTGGCCGATTCCGCCGCTGCACGACCACCTGAAGTACCCGCAAGGTCGCTCAACGCATCAACGCGTGCCTGATTGTTAGCCAATAAGCGCGCTTCAAGAGAGTTCGCCGCCTCTGGCGATACGTTGACACTCGCACGCTGCAGCGCAGATAGACTAGGAATCCCGGCGGCTTCTGCGGTAGTTGGAATTGACCCCGGAACAAGCTCCCGCGCAGAAAGCATATTTCTCGCCGCTTCATCTGCCCGTCCACCGGAAAACTCTTTAAGCGCCCTTCCGATAATTCGCTCCCTGCCAGCATCATATAACGGCTCAACAACACTTTTTGCACCATTCCCGATCATCACACCAAGGCCTCCAAGCGCTTTGGTGCCAACTGGAAATGCCGCGCCAAGTGCAGCGCCAGCTCCCGTGGAATCGGGGTCAATGATTCCAGCCGATGCACCGCCAGTAATTGCCCCGCCCGCGCCGCGAGTCGCCAGCCCCGTCAGCCCTTGCAGCCCGCCATTGCGGAACCCGCCGGAGCCAATCGATTCAATGAGCGGGGCGATCTTGGCGGCACCCGGCAGCATCGCGGCGCCTTTGGCCAGCAGTCCGCCAGATCCAGCAGTCCCGGCGATTTCCGTGCCGAGCTTGCCGCCCTTGAACGCCATGGAGTCAGGTTGCGCGCCGAGATCCTGAAGCGCCCAGTCCATATCGGCACGACGCTGGCGGTTCGACTCAAGCGACAGGCCTTTGCCGGCGCGCAGGTCTTGAACAATGTCGTAAGGGGCGACAATCGTCGCGCCAATCGATCCTGCACCACGTACCGCGCCGCCGAGTAGGTTGCCGGCGTCCTGCATGAGATCGCTGCCGGCGTTTTGCGGCAGGCGATTGAGCAGGTTGCCGAATCGTCCAGCTTGGGGTGCGGGGCCAGCGGCTGTGCCCTGTTCTTGCTGAGCCTGAGGCGCCACTGTCGACGGCATCTCTACCGAAGGCGCCGCCTGCTCCTGCTCCAGTCGCATACGGAATTCAAATTCTTCCTGTTCGTTCATGGTTATTGCCCCTGACGGCGCTTGAACTCTTGATAACGGGCCTCTTTATCTGGGTCGGCAAATGCCCCAGCGGATTGAGACTGGGGAGGCGCCAGAGCAGGTGATGCTTGTTGCGGGCTGGTGGCGTACTTACCCAAAAGCTTTTCGACTGTTTCAAGCGCAGCCTGTCGCTCAGGGATGGGGACTGTACGGTCTCCAACCTTGCCAGCCATTTCGCGATACAGCATCTGGTCCATGTTGGACTGAGGCCCCTCCATGCGGGGCATCTTCATGACCAACGCACCGCCAAGCGCCTCAAGCTGCGCAGCCTTCTGCGCGCCTTCAGACGACACCCCAAAGAACCGGCCAGTGGTGTCTGCTGCGGCGCCAACACCGCTCCCAGTAGCTCCCGGAAGCGTTTTGCGTGCAATCCCGATGAGTTCGACGGAATCGTTCGCGTCACGGGTGCGTTTTCTTGCGTCTTCCGCCGCTTTCCCAGACATGACAGGGGCGCCGCTCTCGGTAGTCGCAAGTTTGGCCTGACCTGTGCCCCTGTCGATAAGATAGTTCTGGCCGTCGGCGCCGGGCACGATTTCCGTGCGTTGAGCCATGCGGTTGATGTTGTTCGCATCCTGCATGATTCCGTTCTGCTGGCGCTGGTTGGCGATCCCGGCCCAGCCGCGAGCGTTGGCGGCCTGCTCGCCCGGCGACATGCTCATGGCGAAGCTTTGGCCTGCATTCGGGATGGCAAACTGCTTGGCGCCACCCGTATCAACCAATTGCGGGGCCACGTAGGAGTCGATCGCCTGACCAATCGGGTCGCCATACTCGTCGTACTGCATCGTCTGCTTATTACCATTCGCGCCCGGAACATCAAGGGTGCGAGCAACCTTGCTCCTGGTTGCATTTGGTAATTGGGCGTATTTAAGGACGTCGTCGGGCGGAAGAAGAGATGCAGCGGTCTGCCAGTCGAACGTTGTTTTCCCTTGCGCGTCTTTACCGTAAAGCGTCGGGATTGCTTCTCTTTGACGCTGTTGCAAATCAGCCTTCTGCTGTTTCAGCGCATTGGAGTTGGCGGCCGAGTACCCCGCAATACCAGACAGGCCTGCGGCGCCAATCGTGTTCAGTGGGCCGCGATCAGAACGCGCGCTTGCCAGGCCGCCGAATGCAGCCGCGAGCAAGCCCTGCCCTGCTGGGGTCTTGACGAAATCCAGCAGTCCATTCATGCCATCGACCATTTCAGACTCTCCCCATGCCGGCGCGGCGCTGTTGTGCGTACTGTTGTCGCTGGGCGATCAGCGGGTTTGGCTGACCTTGCGCAATCTGTGCAAGCGTCTGCGGGCCGCTGGTGTTTTGCTGCATGGGCCCGCTCGCCATAGGCTGCTGCTGGCCCTGATTCAGCAGGCCGTAGGCTTTCTGGCCGTAACTGGCTGCGTCCATATAAGGCTTGGCCTGTGTGTTGAAGTTGGAAAGGCTGCTGCCCATTGAGCCCAATAGCCCCGGGCTAGAGCCCCCAGCGATGGCGGCGTTGCCTGCTTGACCAGTCACAAGTGGCTGGCCAAGCCCATATCCCGCTGTAGGGGCTGTACTGGCAGCGGCCCCGCCAGCCGTACCGGACCCACCGCCAAGAAGTCCGCCAGCCGCGCCGCCAGCCGCGCCGCCGGCATAGATCGAGGCAATTGTTTTGGCGATGTTATGCATCGTCTTGCCGGGGCCAGTATTGATGCCGGCTTCTTGCGCTTCTTCATAGCGCTGCGGCGCCGCGCCTCCCCACTGATCAACCAGCGGCTTGTCGTCGGTGCCAAGCACCTTGTTCCACATGCTGGTAGAAAACGGGTCTGCTGAGCCGTAAAACAGCCGCGCCGGGTTGTCCTTGACCTGATTGCCCATGGCGCCCAAGTTGAACATCTCAAAGCTGCCGACATCACCAAAGAAGCTCATTTACCACCCCCGCCAGATTGTTTGGTCGTTGCGGTATTGCCCAAGCCAGACCCAAAAACGCCAGACATCGCGGCCAACTTTTTGTATGGGTCGTTTTGCGCGTCACTCCAGTTCTGATACACGGCGTCCAGCTTCTGCTGCTGGTTATCCTGATTGGCATTGCCGATGTTCATGAGCTGACCGGCATCCGTATAAGCCTGATTGGCATACGTCGGAGCAAGGTTGAGGTATTGCGACTTCATCTGATCGTTGCGCCCGGCATAATCCTGCGCAGCGGTGAGATTGCGATTTAGCTGGTTCTCGGCCAGGCCTTGCTGCGCCGTGTAGTCCTGCATGCGCATACCTGATGCGGTGTTGCTCAGGTTTTTGGTGAGATCGTTCAGGGAGTTCTGGCTTGCTGCTTGGGCGCCAGAGTTACCGAAAGAGCCAGAGCCGACCATTTGGGTAGTCAGCCCCGGAGCGATCGCATCATTGTAGTTTCTGGTGATATCACCCATCGCAGCATCGATGTTCTGCTGCAGGTACGGGTTCGATCCTGCATATTGGTTGGTCCCAAGTCTGCCGAGCGATGTGGCAGCGTCGCCAGACGCCAGCGCGTTTTTCATCGTTGCGCTGCCTTGATTCATCAGCGCATCGCCGCCCAGCGCACGATCGGTAATCCCCTGCTCGCCCTGTGCCTGCCACCAGTTTTTGTCTGCAACCTGCTGGCCGTAATAGCCCTGATAAGGCTGATTCGCCAGATCCATGGCTTTATCGCTATAGGCCGCTGCCAGCGGCTTCAGTTCGTTCGGGATTGATTGAGTGGTTGAGCTGGTGGACCCGCCGCCTTTGTGCGGACGAACGCGATCACCAGAGAAACTCGGGAGCGCAGAAAGAGCAGGCCCGCCAAACTCGACGCTGAGCTGTTCATTCAGGTCTTCAATATTCACAGTTCAACCTCCAGGACTTGGTAGACAGGCGCGAATCCGCAACGCTGGCGATAAAGGCGGGCTTGAGCGGGGCCGGCCGCGCATCTCATGCGCAAACAGCCGGATGATTTTGCAAGGCCGCCCAGTTCATCGAAAAACGACTCGAAATGACCGTGAGGGGCATACAGTTCGTAGACGTACAGGACGCGAAAGTTCGGCAGTTGCTCAAACCCGATAACCCCCCACCCAGCAATCTCACCGTCTTGGTCAAGCCGCAAAAGCGTGCGCTCGCCACGGCTCAGCATCATTTTCAGTTGATCACCAGTGATCTCGCCGCCGGAGGTTGCGCAGGCCACCCCCAAATGGCTCGCGCCTTCTTTCCACGCCTGATCAATGTGGGTCGTTGGAACAACCAGTATCTTGTTCATCAGTTACCTGTCGGGCAGCGTTTCTGAAGCCATGTCCCGGGCGTACCCGATACCGTGCAGATCCAGCCCTCAATTACGTATTTTGAGCCGGCAGAGCCCAGTTCGGACGGTGCAGAGTTCTTCACTGAATCGCCCTGCATCCATGCGCCGCTCGTAGGGGCGGCGGTAAACGCCGTGTAATATCCAGCGATCCGGCACTCTGAAAGCAAATTGACCTGGGTGGCATGCTCGCGAAGTTCTCGTTGCAGCACCGGGTCATTTGTGGCAACTGTCGGGGTTGTCCTGAGCTTCATCAGCGGCTACCTGCAGGCACGAGATCGGCATCCATATGGGTGACTCGTACAGGCCCCATGAACGTGAATACTGCCTTGTGCCAGCGGGCTGACTGCCTTAGGTCGAATTTCCCATCCAGTACCGATCCGGTGGCGGACACGACAAACCCCGTACCAGAGTTTTGTTGGATAAGCGCCTGCGCCGAAGCGGACGTCGGCGAAACGGCATACCGTAGGCGAATCTTGTTCAGCGCGGACACGGCCTCATCATCTCCAACATCACCGGTAGTCATGGAGCTTGAAACCGAAGCGCCGGTCATTGACTGAAGCTGGTGCGAGGTGTTGAAGACGGACAGCGACTTGCCGCCCGCAAGCCAAAACTGCGAGTCGAACGAGTATGACGACAGCCCGTCAATCGTTGCGGAAATAGCCGACAGCCCATCGATCGTGATTCCGCCAGAAACATAGTTGAGCGCGGCCTCGATACTGCGATTCGCTACGCCCCACTTCTTGGCGGCAACGTGGTAAACCAGCGCAGAATCAGGGGCAGTAGCACCGAGCGATGGGTAAAAAATCCACACCAGATTCTTTTGGCGATCAAACACGCAGATCGTCTTGTATCGATAGGACGGGTTCGAATTGTCAAAGAAGAATTGACGCACGTAGCCATCCGCAATCGGGACTGGCCGAGTTCCATCGAAGATCCAAAGATTGTCATCGCCGACAAAGAAATGAGCCCCGCCGATGTCGCAGATCGCCTCCTTGCCTACGCAGCCAGCGTCCCCGCCAGGGACTTGAATCCAATTCCAAACGGTCGGCGCTCCAACGTATTGTCCGAGGTAGATGGACCGTTGCTTGTAGGCAATGGCGTATTCGCCCAGGCGCATTCCGGCAGTCAGACGGCCAGCAGTGGCTACCAGGCGCCCGGACGTGGCTTGCGTGGCAAGACTGGGCGTCCATGACGTGTCGTCGAAGGCTGCGCAGCAGTGCCAGCCATCAGGCTTTTCGGCGCCGTCATTGGTGTTCAGGGCCATAACGAAAGCCCCGACAGTGAACAGGATCTCGGCCTTTGGCGCAGTGGCCACGTCGGAAAACGCCGCCCCGGTGGAGCGCTGAATCACGTCAGCCCTGTTCGCGCATAGGGTGGCATCACCGAACTGAGTGATGGACCAGCGTGTGTCAATCCCGCCGTTATATGCCGCAGCGCGGCCGATATCGACCCACGCACCAGCGGTAAGCTCGTACAACTTGGTCGTGGTGCCGGCGATGATCCGGCGAGTGTCATCGAGCTTGGAAACCACGGCTGCACCAATGCACGCGGCTGCCAGTGCAGGCGTGGCGCTCGGCGTCGAAGGTGCTGGCGCACCCTCCATCCCGTTCAGATAGGGGATAAGGTTGGTGCAGGCGAGTAGGACGCCTGGGGTTGTCACGTCAGCATCAGGGGCAAATCCAAGCAGCGGAATCATCAGCGCGCCCTCGCAACCATTGGCCCGGAACGGCGACGTTCATTACCCTGGAGTTCATCGAGCACCTGCAGGAATCGAGCCTCCCACGTAGAAGCATCGGCGGCGTTCTTGACGAACAACGACGCTTCCATGAGAGCCCCCCATAGGTACAGACTCCAAGGCCCATCGCTCACCCAGTTGGTGGTGGACGATGCGAGTGCAGGGATTCGCACATACACCACGCCCTGCACATCACCAGCGCCATCGAATCTCAGGCTCGCTCCATCCCATGCCCACATGGTCGGCGTGCCCTGGTAGCCGCCAGCGATCACCGATTCCAGTGTTTGCGGGCTCAGGGGCGTGCGCTCATAGTTCGGCACCCAGAGAGCCTTAACGTCGATCACGTCGGCGGCCGGCGCAATGATATTGTCTGTGATTGCAGTGGCAGGCATCGACAGCTCCATCTGACGAACGCGGAGCGCCCGATTCATGCGCTCCTCTGCCAACTCAATGAAATACGGGATGCGCGCTGACAGGTCGCTGCGGTTTATCCAGTCCGCCACGCGTTCGCTGATCTCGGAGTAATTCATTTGAGGACCTTGCTGAAGGTTGCCAGCATTGGGTTGGCCTTGAGCCATGCGATCAGCCGTGCACGGTCAAAACCACCATCCTGGCGCATCATCTTCCCAAGCTCAGCCATCGGGATAAAGCCTACGTGGCGCATCTCGCCCCAGCTCTCACCTTCGGTAGCGGCGCGCATGCTCGCAGCGGCTTCGATCAATGGCTGCGCGTCATAAGTCTTCTCGATGACGGTCTTGTTATCGAGGTAGTGCACCGACGTGGTAATCCCGGTCTGCGCATCGTGTTCGGTGATCTTGGTCATGTTCCACTCCCGAGCATTTCCGGCAGGCGAAAGAAAAGGGGCCGAAGCCCCCGTCCCATGCCACTGCCCCCATTACGGCGTCAGGTTGGCGACCTTGCCGTGAGCGGTTTCCGAGGTAACAACGAGGCAAGCCTCGACGGAAACGAGTTCCTTCTGGGTGTGACCGGTTTTTGCCAGCTCTTCCGACTTGAAGCCTCCCAGGTAGCCAATGCCTGCGTACTCCGGGTTCAAGATGAACGCGGTGTTGGCGTTGGCGGTGCCCTGGATGTAGTTCGGCACGACAGTCAGTTCGCCGAAGTCGGACATGTACACGTCCGCACCACCGACGATGACGCCCTGTTTGCCCTTGCTCACGTTGAAGCGGTTGACCGCGATACCAGCAAAACCGGAGAACGTGCCTTTGTGGCTCGGAGTCAGGCTGATGATCGAAGGCATTTCGCCGCTGTTGGTGAAGATGCTTTGCAGTACGGTCTTCAGCAGTGCTTCAGTGAACGCACGGTTGGTGCCGGCGGTCTGCGCGGTAGTCGCCAGGCCGGAGGTGTGTGCTGGTGTGGCACCCGCGCCGCCGTGACTCACGTTGCTATAGATCATGGCGCCGAGGCCGGCCGATTTACGTGCAGTGGTGCTGTTGCCAGCTACTGCGACGTTATCGGACAGCACCATGGCTTCCAGATCGCGCTTCAGCTCGACCATTTTCTTCGCGACCTGATACTTCATCTCCGAAGAGCGGCCGGCAGACTTGGTCTTTTCCTGCGTGGTGGATACGATGGCAACCTTGTCGAACAGTTGCACGGTGTTGGCCACGCGCCCGGTAGGGGTCAGCGCGGTGCCGGTGCGGTCATCGCCTTCAATAACGGCGTTGTCCTTGTTCGGCGTGGCCAGGTTGTCGCGCTGCCATTCGTGCAGACGTTGCTCAGCCTTGAAGCGGCGGATCGAGGAGACGATCGGGGTCTTCTCCGGCGACACCATGTAAATTTTGTCTTGCAGGTCTTCGCGGTTACCTACAGCGGTGTAGGAATCGAAGGTGTTGGTAGGTTGGGTCATGGCTTACTCTCCTCAGAGCAAAGCAGCCAGGTCTTCGGCGCGACCATTTTTCTTGAGTCGGTCAAAGGCGGCTTGATTGGTTCGGGGCTTTTGCTGTGCCGGCTGCGGCTTGATGGCCGGGGCCGCGTCAGCGACTTTTCGCATGGCTTGAGGCTGTTTAGCCTGAAGCTCACGCCACTTCATGGCGTCATGCAGGACATGCACGTAACGGGCGTCTGCGAGGCCTTCAAGCTCCTCACTTTTGATGCCGTAATGCTCTTCGGCTGTCTTGCGGATCTGCTGGGCGGTCTGCGGCCCAAAGTTCGGCAGTCGTGCCTTCAGATCCTGTTCAGCCTGGGCGAGCATTTGCTGACGCTGAGTTGCCGTCAGTTGCTGGGCCTGGGCCTGGGCCTGTTGCATTTCTGAGAACTTGGTTTGCGCCTCTCGCTGAAGCTGTTGAAACGCAATGGTCAGCTTTTGGGCCTGTGCCGGGTCCGCATCAACCAACGCGTTCCAGTCCAGAGCCTCGAATTGGGCAAGTCGATCTTGCACTTGGCGGAATTCGACTGCCTTCTCAAAGGAGGCGCCCAACACTTGTTCATGCTGCTGGAGGGCTTGCGCACGCCCCTCAACCTCACGACGCAGATCGGCGACCTCTTGGGTTTTCTGGGTGTAATCCTTGTGCATGAGGACCATGCCCTTGAGCTCTTTCGGAACCCGGTAGGACTTGCCCTCTATCTCGACCAGTTCGCCGTCGTCTTCTTCCGCGGCCTCGACTTGCTCTTCCTTTTCGGGGAGTGCTTCGGCTACGGCTTCTTCGCCTTCTTCGACCTGCTCGGGCGCTTCGTCCAGAAGCTCGGATACATCATCCAGCGACACTCCACTTTCTTGGTTGGTGTCCATCACTCACTCCAGTTCGCCCGCGTAACGGGCATAAAAAAGCCCGCTCAATGGCGGGCTGTAGTTGAATTCTTTGTTATTTGGTGAAGAGGCGAGCGATTCGGCCCTGCTCTTCGTACTGTTTGAGCCTGTGCGTGGCCAACTTGCCGGTATCGATGTACCCGGTCAGCACCTCGCGGAACTTGCGGCTGGTCTTGATGAGCTGCCACAGGGCTTCTTTGCCCTCTTTGTCGCGAGCCGGGCAGCCAATCCACTGCTCCATGACTTCGCGATCAATAGCGTCCAGCGCCTCTTTCAGCAGCTCGTTCTCCAGCAACTGGAGTGCTACCTGTCCACGGCCTTGTTGGTCTAGCAGGTCGGAATCACTGGCCATTCGGGTAAACCTCGTCGCGGTGGGCATGTGCGGCAGCGTGATCGAGGCGCAGCAGCTCCATCTCCAGCTTGAACTGGCGATCTTTATCAGCCTCGGCGGCCTTGAACTGGCGATCCTTGTCGGCCTCGACCGACTTCTGCTGCATCTCGGCCTGGGTCTTCATCTGGTCGTTCTTGAGCTTTTCCTGTTCCAACACAACTTTCGGGTCTGGCGGTGGTGGTTGGTCAGCCTCTGGCGGCACCGATGCGGGATCGACCCAGAACTCCTCGGGGTTTTTAAACCCGGCGTTCTCGGCCAGTCGCGCCTGTACATTGAAGAACTTGTCGGGGCTCATCAGCGACTTGGCGAACGGTGACTGAGCCACCATGGCCTGGGTCTGCGCAATCTGCTGCAGGAACACGTTCTGTTGCTGCACGTCACCGGTGCCGATGCCGACGTTGATCGTCATGTCGTACTGGTCGCGCCACTCTTGCGGGTCGCTCTTGACGTACTTTCCATTCAAGCGGTAGCTCAGCGCCTCCATGCCGTTATCGGTCAGCACCTTGAAGATGCCTTGGAACATCGGCGCAACAAGGCATTCGGCGGCGATGCGAGCCATCAGCTTCATGCGCTTCTGGCTGGCGTTCATGATCATCTGGGCGCCTGTGGCGGTCTTGTTCAGGCTGTCGCCGTCAAGGCCCTGGCTGTAACGCGTCCAGCCGGTGCGGTTTTCCTTCTCGCCCTGCAACTGCTCGAGCATCGGCATGGCCTCGATGCCCTGCCAGCGCTCCATGTACGGGCGCACGTTACCCTGCCCCTTCTCCATGATGATGCCGCCCGGGCGACGATTAAGCAGGCTGTCAATGTCTGCCATCGGGTTGCCTTGGGCGTCCATCGTGACGATGGTTTCCTGATTGTTCGCCAGATACAGGTTGTCGAGCTGCTGACGCATGATCGTGGTGTGGATGCGCTGGAAGTCCTCGACCAGATCAGCAACGGACATGCCGTTGAACGAGTGGGTCATGATGTACGGTGTCCAGGCAGCAATCGGCACATGGCTGCACTCGCGGTTGGCCAGGATGCGATCGCCGAGGCGCACGATGTTGCGGCGCTCAGCGATACCGTCGCCGTCGTAGTCGACCAGCACATACTCATCACGCAAGTATCCGCGCGCCATGGTTTCGTCGGCCGGGTCTTCATCCTCCCGGTCATCGAAGCGGCCGCCATTGTTCTCGCGGTAATCGGTCACGTTGTCAGAGGTGGCGGCGCGGACTTCCGATGGTTCAACGTCATAGCCCATCTCGCGCAGCTCAGAGACGCTGCGGCGGGTCACATGACAGACGTAAGGGCAGTCCTTCAGTAGTGGCGAGTCGTGCCGGCGGGAAACCTGCAGTTCTTCAGGAGGGATCGCCACAACGCAGCAGTATCCCTTTTCCTGAATGGTCTTGACCTTGACGTTGAAGCGTCGCGGCATCTCTGGCATGGCGCCAGTCATCTGATACTGTTCAGCGGCCATCTGCTGGAACTGCTGAGCCTCCTCTTGGGAAAGCTCGGCCTCCTCCTGCTCGACGATATCAGCCTCTGGGTTCTCTTGCATGAACAGCGCGATCTGCATTTCATCGACGGCGTTGTATCGGGTGAAGGTAGGCACGCGCTTCTTGTCGTAGTACCACTTCACGGAGCCTGTCTTGAGCAGCAGCGCATCTTTCAAGGCCGTGTAAAGGATCATGAACCCGTTGTTCTGCTTGTAGAACACGTAGTTGCAGGCGTTGGTGACCTGCTCGGCGCCGTCCTCATCTTCAGGGCCTACAGGCTCGAAGACCACGGCCTTTTCTGAGCTGGTGAACACCTCGATCAGGTCCGGCAGCATGCCCTCGACAGCGTCGAACACGTCAGACGCCACGACAGCCGAGCGGCCTTCCTCCTCGTTGCCGTATGGCTCGCGGGTATACGCGCGCATTGCCTTGACGCGCTCTTCCTGCAGCTCACCGTCATTGAACAGGTGAGCCTGCCGCGCCTCGTCTTCGAGGTAGGACACCAGCTCCGCGTCGGTCATCTTGGTCATGCGATCACTCGATTACGATATTTGATAGGGGCCGGAGCCGTAGCGTTTGGCTGCTCGTAGGCAACGCACATCAAGCCGAATGCGTCAGCGCTGTGGCTGGCCCAGTCGTGCGACGGGCCGAGGCCGATACCGCGAATCTCATCGCGCTTTTCGTGATACCAGCCCAGAGCCTCGCGGCCTGCCTGGGTGGGCGTCTCGTCGAACCACATGGCCGGGAACAGGCGGCGGCCTGCCTCTACGCGAAGCATCGCGGCGCCTTTGCCCTGGTTCGGGATGACGGTGACGATGTAGCCCGCAGCCTCAAAGGCCGAGCGGTACGACACGTCGTGGACCTTGTCCTGCGCGTCACCGTCGTGTGGAAGCCAGATCTGCGCCTTGTCAGGCGTGTAGCCTTTCGACCTGAGCCAGTTCAGGTGGGTCGCCAGCGGCTGCCCCTGCTGCTCGTAATGATCGAGGACGCGAATCTCTCTGCCGATGAACTGAGCAGCCCAGAACACGAAGTTGTCGGCCTTGGCGCCAGTGCCACCGATGTCAGCGAACAGGCGGATGGTCATCAGCGGGTCAGCGGCGACATGGCCAATTCGGCCCTCATCCTTGGCCTTGGCCAGGTGCTGCGCGAAGTAGGCGCCTGCGAGAGCTGTCACAAATCCACCTTCCCAAATATGGTCGTACTGCTCGGGGCGCTCTGCCAGGTCGCGCTGGCGCTCTCGCTCAAGCTTGCCCGGGAACTTCGGGTTGTCGCGCCAGTTGAGCTGGACAACCTTGATCAGCGAGTCTTCGATGTTGCGGAATCTGCTCTCGACCGGCGCCTTCTTGCGCTTCGGGTTCCATGTGACCCAAAGCTCGGCGTTCCAGTCCTCGCCCTCTTCACGCAGCGTGGGGATCAGCGTCACCCAGGCGTCATCAGTGACCGGCTCAGCCTCGTCAACCCAGCAGATCAGGATGCGGCCTTTTGACTTGATGGACGCGATGTTGCGATCAAGACCAGCGAACGCGAACCAGATGCGCTTGTCGCGGCTCCTGATGAACGTCTCGCCAATCTCGTAATAATCCTTGAGGAATGGCTGCTCCTCGATCGCACGCTTGCATTCCTCGAACGAAGAGTCAGCCAGCGAGTTCATGAACTGCCGGCCGCAGAGCAAGATGCCCGACACGCCCTGCTTGCCGTACATGTAGCCACGTACTGCAATCATCGTGGCAAAGCTGCGAGTCTTGGCAGATCCACGACCACCGAACGCGCCACGTACGTCAGCATCACCCTGGAACACTGGAATCAGCTTGTCCGGGATCTCGATCTTCGCAACCGCCATTACATCGCGACCAGTTCGATTCTCGTTACGGTCTCGGCCTTGTATTCAGGATTCGGCTCGTCAAGGTTGTAAGCCTGACGCTGCGCCTTGATGACCTTGAGCTGAGCATCAACACCAGCGTTGAGCGACCGAGCGAAGTCGCCGTGAGTCTTCTTGTCAATGTCAGCCTCGGCGAGGAACACGCTGAGCTTCGTTGCGATGCCCTGCCACAACGCCAGGCTGCCACGGTGAGCGATAATCAGTGACGCGGCCTTGTCTGAAGCCTCAGCAACAATCGAGGCCTCAGTAACCAATGAGTCCTCAGTGGTGCCAATGGTTACCGATTTGGTTACCTTTCGCTGAGTTGCAGCTCTGACCTGCTCAGTAAGGTCTCGCTCCCACCCGTGTTTCTTGGCTCGCTTCAGGATCGTGGCGTGGTTTGCACCATGCAACTCACCAATGGCTCGGATCGAAAGAGAACCAGCCCGGTAGGCGCGTTCGATCGCCTCCCAATCAGGCTTGGTTGTCATGCTGAATTCCTTCTGTTACTCGATCTCGCGATAGCGCGTGACTTGCTTGGCCTGTGCCCGGATGACGTCTTTGTCGACCTCAAGCCCAGTCATGTAGGCGAATGCGTAGACAGCGTGAACGTATGTACGGAACCACCATGGGAGGTAGGCGCGGACGTTGATCTGGCGAGGCATGGCATTCACCGATACGACTTAACTGAATGGGTCGGCAGGCTTGGCGATGGAGCGAACGAACCACATGAAGCCTTGCTGCAAGTTGGTTTTGGCCAGAGCCAGCAGTCGTGGATCAACGCCTTCAATCTGGCCGATCTGCTTGAATAGTTCACCGGCGTCAGCTTCCAGCGCCTTGATGGAGTTCATGCCATCGATCTCGGACTGGCTCAGGTCACGGTAGCCGCTGATTTTCTTGTGCTGGTTATCCAATGTTGTCACCTGCAATTAAGTGCTGATATTCAGAGTTTCTGGGCGATTCGCGCAATCTATTGCGACTCACTGCCCGCCTGTGACGGTCTTGCGCAGATCCTTGAGCTCTGTGGCCAGCTCGGCCAGATCCTTGTCCTTGCGCTTCTCGGCCCACTTGAACCAGGCCCGGACCAATACCCATGCAGGGAGGCCGCAGACGAAGATGATGCCGCCAATGGCAATCAGGCCAATGTCGTCATGAGCCCAGACGCCCAGATCGAACCAGCGCACCACGAAGGCGCCGCCGCAGATGCTGGAGACGGTGGTGCTGATCATCGCTACAACGAACTCGCGAACGGTCTTGGGCAGCGTCATGGCCATAACGACAATGGCGGCCAGTACCGCGACGAACCCAAAGGCGCCGAGCTTGTAGAGCGCGATGCCACCCAAAGCGGTAAACGGTCCGGGCTCTGACATGGCTTGCGATCTCATAGGCGCCTCGTTGGTCTCGGCGTTGGGGAATGGATTAAGGGAACGCTGCTAGGCCGTGCGAGCAAACTCGCCATGGAGCGCTTTGGCTGCTCGGCAATAGGCTGCGTGCGCAGCTTCAGGCTCGCTATATCTGCCAAGCCAATAGCGCTTCCCCTCGAAAATTATTTTTGCGATGAAGGTTCCGGGTGATCTTGGATCCGCATACACACCTTTGAATCCACACTTGTTGGATTTGCTTATCTTTCTGTTACGCATGTTCTCGGCGTGCGTGCAAATCCGTAGATTTTCTCGCCTACAATAAAGCGTTTCCCCGCTTTTATGGTCTACACACATACCCTCAGGGCAGCGCATTATCATTCGGTGGAAAAGCTCGAACTTGGCGCCACTTGTCTTGGATGGTCGGCGGCAGACGTAGAGCTTGCCGTTCACATTCATCACTCGCCACTGTTCGACCTGAAATGCATCAAGATCGCCCTGATCCATGAGCACCACATACCCAGAAATCTGCACTTCAGGCATGGCGACATCTCCCATGGTCGAGAATGACAAGCTTATTTATGTAAAAAAGGCGCCACAGTGGGCGCCAATACCGCTGGGGAGCGGGGTTCGGTAGAAACAAAAAAGCCCCGCACAGTGGCGAGGCTTGTTTGAAGCGGTAAAACCGCATCTTTGGGCAATATGCCAGAAGAAAGTTAACACGTCAAGATGATTGACCTATCAGGCTACAGCCGCCATATCCATTCCCGCGTCAACATACGCCTGCCCGGCCAGAATGATCTCGCGCACCTTGAGCCGTGGCATGTCGTCCTGCATCTGGCCAATCCTGCTCATGGTCAGCTTGTGCCGGTAGTAGAGCGTGATGATCTCCGCCATCTGGGGCCGGCAGCGGCGCATCGTTCCGATGATCCGATCCACTGTCAGCGCATCGTCGTCGCAGATGTCCGCCAGCGGCTCTGAATGCTGAGCCACTTTGTCGCGCATAAGAGCGTACATGGGCGAAGTGCAGCGCGGCACACCAACTGATTGCCATGACCACAGCCCCCATTGCGTCAGAAGTTCTTCGGCGTCTCTCATGCTGCCACCTCTTTCAACATGGACGGATGTACGGTGTGGCGTGCGACTTCGCCGTGCTCGCGATGCAGGACGATGGCCTTCATGTTCTGGCGCGATCTCCAGCCGCCGGCCGTGGCGTAGCTGTCGTTCGGTGCCAGGGTGTTGAAGGACTCGACGGTGCAACCCGAGTATTCCTTCTTGCTCTCGTGGTGGATGTGACCAGTCCACCAGTAGCGGTGCAGGGTTTCCCCCCAGTCCTTGGCGCGATCTGTGGCCATGACGCCGGGAAGTTTCTCTGCCTTGCTGGTGTGGCCGTGGTGCATGCCAATCAGATTCTTGCCCCAGCGGTAGTAGCTGAAGACGCTCGGGGAGGTTTCGACGGTGACGCGCGGCTCATTGGCGTACAGGTGGGCGAACAGGCGGCTCAGCCATACGGCGCCGGTCTCATCGTGGTTGCCGATCACATGCACGACGTGAACGGTCTTGTGCTTGGTCAGCGCTGACTCCACGCACTGACGCATGGCCATAATGAGGATGTCGACCATCTTGGCGTAGCGGCTGTCTGCGTCGAGGTGGTGGCCGCTGCGTGGGGTTATGGCTGCCATGGAGTCGTAGTGCGCCGCGTCCCCGAGGTTGACGATGATCGCCGTCTCGGTTGGCGGTGCCGACTCCACCAACGAAGCCATGGCTGCGCAGTGAGTACGCTCAGCAATGCTCAGATCCCAGTCAGCGCCGCACTCCTCGGCCCAGATGTACTCGCCGAAGTGCGGGTCGCCAATTGGGTAGGCTGTCATCAGGTCAGGCAGGTAGGTGCCGGCGAATGGACGAGGCACGATCTGAGGCAAATCCTTCACCGCCGCCTCACAGGAGGCCTGAATAAGGGCCTCTAATGCTTCACCGTCTGTGTTCGTTTTGATCCAAGACAGCAACGGCTCGGTTTCGCCGCGGCGCATGAGCTGTGACGTGCCCTTGATCTTCAGGAACGGCGGCAGCTTGGTTTCGATGTGCATCTCCGGGATATGGCCCTTCAGCGCCATTCTCTCCTTGCGACGCTGCAGGGTGCGCACGTTGACGCCGAAGTGTTCCGCAGCTTTGGGCCAGCTCATGGTCTTGAGCGCTTCGATGAGCTGCTCGTCGGTTACTTTGCGATTGGCCATTATCGTGCTGCTCCCGGTCCGCCCGCAGGGCCTCCGACTTTTCCTGGTCCGCCCGCTAGACCGGTGCCCGCCAGCGCTTCAGCCTTCAGGGCCGAATATGCCACGCAGTCCTCGGCCGAATCGGCGTGATAGGCCGGGTTCTGCCACTGGCGAACGTCCTTCAGGATCTGCAACAGCAGCCACCCTTCAGCCTCGGTCAGCGACTGTCCGGTGATGGTGTTGAACGCACTCACAGCGGTCGCCATGCTGCGCTCGCCTTCCGGCTTGTCGTACTGCTTGCCGCGCTCAAGCATGAGAGCTTGAGCCTTGCCGAGAAATTCGTGCGCTTTCATACCGAGAACTCCAAATAGATCAAGTAGCACCAGAACGCCCCGTAACAGACGATCCCAAAACAGCACGCAAAGCAGAACCAGTAGTCGACCTTCACGCCGCCTTCCCTCGTATCGATTCAAGATGCGTGACGCATGCGGCCTTGGCTTGGGCCAGATCGGTGCCGGAACTGAGAATCTTCGAGGCCGGCGCCGGAGTGCGCGCGACATACGCAAACCCTTCCTGCATCGAATACTTGCTGATCAGATAGCCCTCTTCCGACGAGATGCAGCGCTTGCTTTCGCCTACTGGTGTCCAGTTCATGGGTTCACCTTCAGGCCAGCGGCTTCGAGGCAATCCCGGATTGCGTGCTCGCGAATGCAGCTGCTGCCGGCGACTGCTGGCGATGGCAGCTCAATCACCAATGCTTCGCGGGAAGCTTGCCAAGCCCACCAAGCGATAAAATCGATGTAGTGCTGATAGTCGCCGTTTGGCTTCTTCTCGCTGAGCGAGTACAGGGCCGTCTCTCGGAATCCTTCACCGCATCGCTCTACCAGGGACTCAATGTATGCAGCCTCAAACTCTTCGCGCATGCTCATTTCACACCCCGCGCAATCCGATCCCGACGCAGCAACCGGCGGCACCATTCAAGGCAGCCGCCACAGAGAACCAACATGAAGCCGAAGTAGAGGTGGAAGATCATGGCTTCACCTTCAGCGTGTGGAATGCAATGGTGCGCATGTCGTCGAGGTGCTTCTGCATGGCTGCTGACTGCCCGACGCTGCCCTGCTCCTGTGAGGGGCGAATACCGCAACGCCAAAGTTCATCAAGCAACTGCTGCGCGTCGGCCGGGCTCAGCTTCAAAAAAGGATCCGCCTGTTGTCCATCAGCGATTTCGCCGTAAGTGACTGGCTGGCAGATCTGGAATTTTCCATCGCTACCCTGCACTCCGGCCCGCAACTCAACATGCAGACTCCACGGCTGGCGATCGGCGGTGATACGCATATTTCCGTTCATGCTGCAGTCCTCTTGAGTTCACGGGTCATGGCGCGGTATTCGGCGGTGATGGCTTTCAGCTCATCCACGGTGTATTTGCGCGGTTCGTGGTCGGCTTCGAGCGCTTCTACGGCTTCCAAGCCGATGCGGGCGATCAGCCCAGACCGGAATGCCTGCGAAACCGTCTGGCCTTTGCGGGCGTACTTGGACGAGCCGGCGTTACAGCTTTTGCACTGAAGCCAGATATTGTTGGGGATCAGTCGCAGTTCTGGACGGGCGCCCTTGCCGAGGAAGTGACCTGCATCGAATGCACCGCCAGTCTTCCAGCCCTGAGCGGCCAGAATTGACTCCTGTGACTCGCCGCAGCTGATGCAACCGCTGCCGACGCTCAACTCGTAGGTACGGCGGTAGTCGCGAACAGCCTTCTCTGCATCCTTGAGGTGGTTTGCGCGACTTTTCAGGGCCTCTTTGCGCACCTTGATATCGCGGCGATCGATATCCGCCAAAGCCTTGCGAGTGGTCTCCTTGCCTTTCTCCGACTTCCCGTGAGCGATGGCGCACTCGATCTCTCCGCACACCGCCTGCGAGCTTCTGGAGGGCGTGAACATCGCTCTGCACTCCGGGCAACGCTTGCGGCGCGGCCCGGAGGTGAGCGGAGCCTTGCGCTGAAGTGGTGTGCGCTTCACTCGACCACCTCCCGCGACTTCTGCTGCTCGGGCTGGAAGTCGCCTTGGAGTGGCATCAGGCATTTTTCTCGGAAACCGTGCTGAGCAGTCCTAAAAACACCATGAAAAGGTGTTTTGGTGAGGAGGTCGCCAGTTGCAAGCCAGCCGTCACTAACACAAGTAAGCGTCCAGTCGTTTAGCTGTATTTCCTCGCCCGCACTAATTCTGCGATCAAGCGTCACAGTCTTTCCGATGTTGAGCCCTGATCTGGTAGCTACGACTAGCGCCAGATCGCCCGGCTTGAACTGGCTCATGCGGCCCTCCTCTCGCCGTAGATGGCGTACATCAGGTCGTCCGGATGCGGCAGGAGCAGTTGAAGGTGCTCGGCGCAGTAGGCGTCCAGCAGCTCCAGATACTGGGTCATCTCGGCGATGGTGAACTTGCGAGTCTTGGCGCGGCCGACGCGGTACTTGGTGCCGTCTGGCAGCTCGACCGGATGAACCTCGGCCGGCCACAGCTTCGAGACCAGAATTTCGTGCCACTCTTCCGAGCTGGCGAGCTGGCCGAAGGATTCGCGCAAATGGGTCTGGATCATCCCGTTCCACATCCAAAGCATCTTGTTCTGTGCATCACTGCGCTTGCTGCGGATCTCAACGATGGTTAGCTTGCGCGGCTTGGACAGGTCCAGGCCCGCCAGATAACCCATCAGACGGTTGCGGTCGGATTCGTTGCGGAGCATGAGGTCAGTCATAGCCGCCGCACTCCCTGCTTAACCAGCGCCGCCCGCTCAGCACAACCCACGCACAGCTGCACCCCCGGAATAGCCAGACGACGGCCTTCAGGGATCTCCTCGCCGCACTCGCACTCAGTGGCGCTGATGCCGGTGTAACGGGGGATGCTCGACAGCGCATGCTCAAGCGTCTGCTCGATAACGCCGTCAGCCAGATCTACGATGTCAGCCATTGGTTAATTCCTTTTGAAGCGCAGCAATCGCAGCCCGTGCTTGGCGTTTGCGCAGGTATGTGTCGACCCGATTGGCTTGGGCCTGCTTGAGTTTTTCGCGGTCTTGGCGAGCCTTGGCGGCAGTGACGATTGAGCGGACTTCGGCCAGCTTTTCGCGAAGCTTCGGCGATGGCTTGACGACCTTGCCGGTAATCAGCCCGGCGATTGCTTGGCCGTCGTTGGTGATCGGCGCGATACGCAAGTCGGACAGGTACTGCGCGCCGGCCTGCTGGCTGATGAGCTGCATCCGAACCGCCGACTCGATGGCGGTCACGCGGCGCGCCGGATCGAACCCGAGGGAAACGCTCCATGTCGTCGGCACTGCTTCAGATCGGGCGATGGTCACCAGACGCTCGTAGGCACTCATGAACGCCATACGCGCGCCGATTTTGTCGCCTTGATCGAGAACAGGCTGTGCAGCGGTCATGGCCTGCAAGATCTCGGCAGTCATCACCACAGTTGCGCTCTCGTCACTGGCTTCCAGAGCGATCGACCACGCCTCGTCCTTGCCAGGGCGACCGTCAGCGGCCTGAATGCGCTGGAGGATTGCGGCCAAGGTCAGCTTGCCTGTCAGTTCGCGGCGGCAGGCCTTGAGCGACGATCCGATTGCATCAGCCGGGTAGTCCGCGAGGTCGTCAGCCATCATCTCGGCGGCATCAGTGGTGATTGTTTGGCCGAGCACTTCAGCGGTTGCTGCGATGGCCAACGCGAGCCGGGCAACTTGTTCGGTGGTCATGCGATTAGAGGAATTCATTTTCCTTCCTCCCTTCGCGGCTCATGATTCGCTGGGCGGCTTCTTGCCCGGCCTGAAGGTTCGCCTGTTTGCGCTCAATCTGCTGGGCAGTTGTGGCGTTCATCTGGCGATTGGTCGCCCACTGGGTGCGATACGACTCTGCCTTGGCCAGCAGGGAGCCAAGGTCGTGGCAATTGCGGATCAAGTAGGAGTCGTTGATGCCAACGTAGAATTCGGCCACCGCGGCGGCTTCCGAGCCAAGACGCTTCCAGAGGTCGACAACGTTGCGGTTTACCTTGGCATTGCGCACTGGTGCGGCTTGGTAGCGAGCTTGGTATGCGGCGGAGTAGGAAGACCAGATTTCACGGCAGGCTTCTTGGCGATCAGACTCTGCAGCATCGATCTTTTTCGCGGCGCGCTTCGGCGAAGCTGGAGCGAGCACCAATGCCGTAGTCTCTGCTGTAGTCTTCTGTGTAATCTCTGTAATAGTTGTTGGCTGGTAGAAGCGCTTGTCAGTCTCCTGTAGAACAACCAGTTGTTCTTGTGTAGAAGAACTTGATGTATCTACCAAAGAGAAACTTGATCCATCTACCAAAGGAGAACCAGTTGGTCCTTGGTAAGAAACGGATCCGCCTTTCGACGCATTGCATGAGGCGTGCGCTGGCTGAAGGTTTGAAAAAACATGCGCTCCACCGGCAACCAGAGGGGTTTTGTGATCGAACGAGAGGTGATCACCAGTCTTGCCTGGGCCTCTGGTGATAGCCGAGCCACAGCAGCCGCACACCATGCCGAAAGTCTTTAGGACTGCTGCATAATCGACGTACTCGCACTCAACACCAGCACGCTTGGCACGCATCAAGCCAGCCTTTGAAAGTTGGCCAAGCTTTGAGCTGTGCAGATCGAGAAGCTGCTCGAGAGTTACTGAGCGGATGTTGCCGTCCAGAGCCTCAAACAGCACATCAACGTCGATCCTGTAGAACATCTTGGCAGGGATTCCTTTGCGCTCTTCAGCAAGAACACCCATAGCCTTCAAGCTTTTGCGGGAGTCGCGAACCTCGTCAGCTTTCAGACCAACCTCTGACAGCCACTCCGACTCAGTTTTGTAGAACCAGCCGTCACTGGTCTTCTCAGTCCAATAAACGGCCTGAGAAAGAAACTGAGCAGCGGAAGCGCTCAGGCCTAATACACGCCTGAATGCCGGATACACGGCAACGGCGCTTCCGGCTAACTCAGTGAGTTGCATCCTCAACCGACCTTTGCTTATCGCATGTAGTGCTGCCATAATTGATCTCGCTGAACTTTGCTGTAGGAAGAGCCACCCTTGCCCGGTGGCTTTTTTGTGTCTGGAATTTGGTAGTGCTAATTCGGGTCCGGTGTGGCCCTTTTTTGGCCCAGTAGATTTGTCGCGCATTCGATCGCGACAATCTTTGCTTTGGGCCTTACCGCCAATGTCAAACCACCCATGGCGATCCCTTCGATAATCAGCTCCTCAACTGCCCTGTCGAGACTCCATCCATTCTGTCGAGCTAACTCCTCGATCTTTTCCTTTACGCCTGGACTCAGGTCTTCGTATTCGAGCACTTGGCCCTCCTTTGGCCCATCAGGCCGCGCTAGACTCTGACCTGTCCTTTGCAAGTGCTTCGATGCCGCCGTTTTCCACGGCCCATTCAACGAGCATGAACAAGAGAGTCCCGTGCTGTTTCTCCGCGCGGATCGCGGCTCGAGCAGTGATTTTGTCGAGCGTGTTGTTGAGGCTGACCTTGCGGCGCTTGTCACGGCGATGGTCATTTGGGTTGGCGTATCCCATGGGTATTTCTCCTTTGTGGTTCGAAGTAGTTAGGCGGCAGGGGTAAGGAAGCGCATGGCATCGTCGGATGCCTTGAGTGCGCCACCGGTGATCGCCTGCAACTGAAGCTGGCGAAGGGGAGGCACCGAGTCAGGCCACTGAGAAACCGCTCCAGGGCTAATGCCCAGAGCCTCAGCAACCTTACTGACGCCTTTGAAGTGGTTGAGAACCTCAGTCTTTTTCATAAGTGCTCCACTTGGTTTGGTTGAATTTAAGCATGCTTAATGCTGGAGCGCAATATGGGCCTGCATGCTTAAGCTCACCGGAATTAAGCTCGCTTAACTTTTCTCTAGGGCTTGCAAATGAATTTTTTCGGACGAGATATTTCAGAGCCCGCCGGCCGTCATGAGCGGGTGGCGCTGGCGATCGAGCACAGCAAGCTGTCGAAATCCGAGATGGCGAAGCGTTGCGGAGTATCGCCGTCTGCCGTAACCCAGTGGACGACGGGGGAAACCGCATCTATAAAGCCAGAGAACCTTTTCGCTCTGGCTTCCGAGTCAGGAGTGAGCGCGAGGTGGATCGCAACTGGTGAGGGAGCCCCGGAACCGTTCACTCCGGGCAAAAACGTAATCGCGTGGGAAGCGCCAGAGGATCTTCCAAATGACCAGTTCATTATCGTGCCTCGACTTGAGGTGAGATTTGCGGCAGGGACGGGAGAAATGGTGATAGAGGAAGTGCACCAGGATCAGGGGAATGCTTACCGGATGGATTGGATTAGGCGAAAGCGGCTGAACCCCAAGAACCTTTCAGACTTCATCGTTACAGGCGAATCAATGGAGCCAACGCTCCCGGAGGGATCCAAGGTCACACTGGACTTAAGCAACACGGCTATACAGGACGGAAAGGTGTATGGCATCCGGTACGGGAATGAGTTACGAATCAAGCGGCTATATAAGAGGTTCGATGGTGGGCTGATCATCCGCTCCGACAACGCCACGAAGAACCCAGACGAAAGCCTGAACCCCGACCAGCTCGAACATGTTTCAGTCATTGGGAGGTACGTAGCCCATAGCTTTGACGGAGACATTTAAGCCGAACGTCTAATAGCCATCTCACTTGAAGCCCGCCATGCGCGGGCTTTTTGCCGCCCTTCGATTAAGCATGCTAAATATTTTTCACCAGCATGCTTGACTCCGTCTTTTAAGCAAGCTTAAATGACCTCAAGCCAAACGAAACACGGCGAACAAGGCAGCGATGAACCGGCCTCAACGGTTCAGAGGGTTGGCAACTGACCCGGGTGTGCAGCGTAAAGCACCGAAAGCAGTTTTCTGGCGGACAGGGTCGCGGCTGGAGGAACAAACAGAATTCTGCCAGTCGCGCCTCCAGTAGAGAGCGATCGGATATCAGATGGCTTCCTGCTGATTCAGGATCGCCATCTGGCTTTACAAATGCCTCTCAAACCCCGGGAGGCATTCGAAAGCCCACCCCGACAAGGATAACCCTCATGAAAACCCCTAGGCCGGAAACGGCATTGATTCTGCGCACCTGCAATGCCGACCTGACCAGCCATGGCGGTTTTCAATGGCCAAGCGAGATCGGCGCTGTCGTAACTGCTCCAGACTGGCGCGATGACGATGAATGCGGCCATGGCCTGCACGGCTGGTTGTTCGGCCAGGGCGATTCCAGCGCAAGCAACAGCATCGGCAAACCAGATGCAAAATGGCTTGTTGTCGAGGCCCTGATCAGCGACCTTAAATCGCTCGGCGGGAAAGTGAAATTCCCAACCTGCACCGTTCGCCACATCGGCGACAAGCAAAGCGCTACCCAGTTCCTGCTGGAGAACGAGCCGCGCGCGGCGAGCGTTGCTGTGATTGGGGCCACGCTGACTGGCGGCGACGGCTCCACGCTGACTGGCGGCAACCGCTCCACGCTGACTGGCGGCTACGGCTCCACGCTGACTGGCGGCTACGACTCCACGCTGACTGGCGGCGACGGCTCCACGCTGACTGGCGGCAACCGCTCCACGCTGACTGGCGGCTACGGCTCCACGCTGACTGGCGGCTACGGCTCCACGCTGACTGGC